AGAAGATCGCGAGGTGCGTTTGGTGGTGTTTTTTTTTTTTTGGCGCGGGGCGCGCGCGCCGGTGGCGGCGGTTTTGGGGCTTTGGTAGGTATGGCGCAGGGTTTTGATTTTTTTGCCGGCAGTATCCACCTGTTTGATTTCGGTTACTTCTTTGGTGGTGGTTTTGTGGGTTTTGCCGTCTTTGCGCTTGGTCTTGTATTTTTTGGTGGTGGTAACGGTTTTTTTGACGGGGTCGTAGTTGTCTTCGGTAATGACGACTTCGTGCTTTTTACCTGTCTGTTTGTCGATGTAGTAGGCGCGGACGGCGTTGTAGCTTTCGGTATTGCTGTATCTGAATGCATATTGGTCACCGCTGTTGCGGGTAATCCTGATTGTAGGCAACGGCTGCCCGCCGGCGGTTGTGGCTTCGCCTGATGAAACAAACAGGAGGCGGCCGTGTTTGACTGTTGCGATGGCGTCGTAGCGTTCGGCAAGGCGCGACAAGAAGGCGGCGTCGGATTCGTTGCTCTGGTCGATGTGGTCTATTTTTTCGTCTTGGTAGGCTTTGCCGATGATTGGGGTGTAGCCGTTGGCGGCGGCAATGGATTCGATGATTTCTTTCAGGCTGGTTTTGTGCCAGCTTTTTTCTTTTGCCTCTGAAAATCGGTCGGATGTGTCGGCGGATTGGGCGGTGATGTACAGGGTATCGGGTGCGCCGCTCCAGCTTACTTCGGTTATTTTGTAGCTGCCTTTATCGACAATGCCTGTTTCGATGTAGCCCAGGGCGATGGTTATCTCGGCAGACTTCGGGGGCAGGGCGAGCTTGCCGTCGTGGTCGGACAGGCTGACGGTCAGCTCGTCCGCCTCGAAGCCGCTTTTGTCGGTCAGGCTGATGGAGATGATGCGGGAGAGAGCGTCGGTATTGAACGGCTTGCCGTTTATGGACAGCTTGGCGACTGGGGTTAGATGGTTGCCGCCGGTGTCGGTAATGGCGTTGAAGATTTTGACGGCTTGGTCTTTGATTTGGGTAAGTGCGGTCATGTCAGATTCCTGCAATGCTGCGGGCGATGGATACGCCAAGCTGAAGGGCTTTGCCTTTTAGTCCCAGCGGGCTGTCGGATACTTTTTTTAATTCTATGCTGAAGCTGATGGAACGGGCTTTGCCATCGTGCATGAGTTGGCTTCTGTCTTCTTTGATGGATGTGATGACGTATGCGCCCATTATTTGACCTGTGCCGAGGATGAGATTGTATGGTTTTCCACGCTCTGCCATGAGGTGGAGCATGGCCAGGGAGGTGTCTCCCCCTGTGATTTCCGGCCTCATTTCGGCTGACAGGGTCAGGGTGTCAGTTTCCGGCCCTAGGTATTGGGTGGGATTAATACCGCCGCCGACGGTGGATTGATTTGGGTGCTTCCAGCCGCTTTGGCGGTTGATGGTTTGAAAGGGGATGGTGCGGATGAGAAAGGGGAAGAATCCTAATGTGGCAAGCATGGTAGTGTCCTTTTTTGGTGTCAGTCATCTGAAAATGCGCTACGGGCACGACGTGCGGCTTGGTCTGCAATCTGCTTAATCTGACGGGCAACTTCGCGGGCGATGTCGGCAGGGCTTTGGCTACCGCCGTTGATGGTAATGTTGACGGTCATACCACCTGCGTTTGTGTGATTGAACCCTGCCGATATGGGAACTGCTCCGACAAGGGAAGGGCGCGGTTCTTCAGCTGCGGCGGGGATAATGCTCTGCAATGCGCCCAAGCCTGCTTTGCGGATTTTTTCCAGAACACGCCATCCTCCGAAGCGGGCTACATCTTGTTGATTGAAGACAACCTCGCCTTTATGCACGATACCGGCCGCTTGGTTGACACCGCCCGCCCCTGTGTAACCACCTGTAGAATATCCTTTGTTGGGAATGTATGCGCCTACGCCATAACCGGCTGCGCTGCCTCCCGGCGCGGTCGGTTTGGTGGAAAAGGCTTTTTTCATCCATTCCCATGCGCTAGTAGCGACGGTTTTGAGGATTTGGAAGTTTTTGATGAGGATACCGATTGGGCCTAGTGCGGCGGAGAGGGCGTAGGATATGGGGTTGTTGCCGCTGAATGTTTTTTTTATCCATCCCCAGCCTGTGATGAGGGCGTTTTTGATGCGGTCCCAGTGTGTGGCCAGTGCAACGATTGCGCCAATCGGTCCGGTCAGTGCGTATAGGATGGGGTTTTGGGCGAATGTTTTTTTAATCCATTCCCAGCCTCTGATGAAGGCGGCAGTCAATGTATCCCAATTGGTGTAAACGAGATAGATGATGCCGATTATGGCAGTCAGCGCAAGGCCTATGGGATTTAATGTCATGAAACGTAGGGCAATGCCTAATACTTTAAGAATACTCATGCCGAATCCGCCAAAGGCAATGCGGGCGGCGGCAAAGGGGACGGCAACTGCGGCAATAACTGCGGCCAGCCCTGCTAAGGCGGTCATTGCTGCGGTTGCATAAAATGCGATTTTTCCAAGTTTGGCGGCGGCCTCTGGATTTTTTGCCGACCATTCGTTGAACTTATCCAATAAGCCTGAAATGACATTCATGCCGTATTCTAAGCCTGAAAACATACTGCGCCCAAAGCCTGATTCGGTATTGAAGAGCTTATTTTTGAACATCTGCCATTTGGACGACATGGCGTTGACACGAATTTCGAACTCTTTGTCGAGGCTGCCTAATGCGTCCGGAGAGGTGGCAAGGCGGATTTGCTCGCGCCAAAGCTCTGTATTAGCGATAAGTTGGGCAAATACGCGGTTATATTCGCCGCCTGCCAAGCCTTTGAGAATGCCTGCTTGTTGCTCTTTCGGCATTTGTTGGACGGCGGCAATGATTTTTTCAAGCGTACCTTGCGCGTCTTCGACCATGCCTTTTTGAACGGATTTTGCGTCTATACCTATGCTTTTCAGGGCTTCCCGTACGGGTTTCATATCAGGTGCGGTACCCAGCCTTGTCATGAGGCTGCCGACCGCTTTGGCAGAGGTGGAAGCATCTACACCTGCGGACATAAGGGCGGAGCCTAGAGCCGCTACATGCTTCTCGTTCATTTTCGCCAAACCCATGCTGCCTGATACTTCGTTCATGTAGCTGATGAGCTGGTCGCCTGCAACCAGTGCGTTGTCATCAAGGTAGTTCATGACGTTGACTAGTTCAGAAGCGGCTTCTTTAGATAATTTGAAGTTTTGGCGAATGCGCCCCAGCTCTTCTGCAAGCGCACCCGGGTCTGCTGCTTCAAAGGCATTTGCAGCTTTGACGGCTTCGGTAACGTAGGCTGCAAGCTCTTGGCGTGGGATATTCATCTTCGCGCCGGCAGTCATCATATTCATGATCTCAACCGTTGCCATGGGCAATTCACCGCTTAGTTTTTGGACTTCGGCGCGGATTTTAGCGATTTCGGCGTGGTTTAGGCTGCCGTCTGTATTTTTGAGGATGCCAACTTGGCGGATCAGTCCCTGCATTGCATCTTCTTCGGACATGGCTGTATTGATGGCATGCCCTGCACCTTGCCTCATGGTGGCAGCCTTGCTACTTGTCCATGATGAGACACCCGATGCAATACCTGCGATGGCGGCGGCCTTGATTCGACTCTGTTGTCGTTTTTCCAGCTTTTCTAAGGCGGTGGACTGCTTTTCGATTTGGGCAGTAGTCTTCTGCATTCGGGCGGCAATCTCTGCCTGCTCTTTTTCAAGGTTTTGTCCGGATACGCCAACTTTTTCCATGTGGTCTTTGTAGCGTTTTAGCTGCGCGGATTGTTTTTCGTATTCGTTATTCAGCCTTTCGCCTTCACGGGTCAGCTTTTTGAGTTCTGCTGCCTGTTTTTTTGTGGCAACGCCCGTTTTGTCGATTTCGGAAGTAAGACGGCTTGTGGCGGCAGAATTACGGATGATTTGCTCATTCAGACGGTTGAAATATTGTTCTGCCTTGCCGATTTTTACCAGTGCGGTTTGGGCGCGCTCGAGATCGCGCATTTCTTTTTTGTTTTTCGCCAATTCGCCCGACAGCCCGCTACTACTTTTTTTAATTCTGTCAAACGTTTTGCTTGCTTTGTCGGCGGCTTTGAGGATAATATTAATTGTCTTGTCTGTCATGGCTCGAGCTTTAAGATGAAACGTAAAATGAAAAATCAAATCTTGGCGGATTCGGTTTTGAATGCAGTCGATTCTGTCATTTGGTGGTATGGCGCATTATTTTGGCTTTTTGTTGCCGTCATTGCCCTTATGGTATGGATGCTTCCTTGATTATTTTGTCGATTGAAAAGGTCGTCTGAATTGATTTCAGACGACCTTTTTTATTGTCCGTCTCCTTGGCGTGCGCGTTGGATTTCGGCGGCTTTGGCTGCCCAGCGGTTAAGGGTAAAAAGATTTAGTCCTGCGAACCAGCCGATACCTCCTTTGAAAGTAATGGTGCAGAGGGCAAGGGCGTCGTCTATTGGGTAAAACGCAGTAACGTCTTCATCTTCTTCAGCCTGCCAGATGTCTGGCGCTGCTTTTATAAGGTCGGCGAACTGGCCGGCTCGGTATCGGAAGCATGGGTATAGCCCAAATCGGCAAAGGCTTCCTGAATCTCTGCTTTCGCCGAAGGTGCGGCTGAAAAAAAATCAATAGCGGCATTGAGGGCTTGTACATCTGCCATACCTAATACGCCATATTGTGCCATGCCGATTTTTGGGGTGCTGATTTTTGAGAGGAGCTTTTGAACAGTTTCGGTGTGTTTGATTTTGATGAGGTCTTGTCCCATGCCTGCCATGTCTTTGGCCAGCGGTTCGCGCAGAGTGTAGGCTTTGCCGTCGGTCAGGGTTACGGTCAGGGTATCGTCGGGGTTGATTTTGATTTTTGGTTCTTGCATTTACTTGTTCCTGTTGTATGTGTTTAGAGGCCTAATGCGGCGCGAATGCCGGCACGAACGTCTTTGCCGCCGATGATGAGTTTGTTCGCCATGAGGTCTGCTTCAAAAACGACTTCTCCATCGACGGTTTCTTTCCAGTAGGTTAGGGCATATTTGAATGTCTGCTCTCCACCTTCGGCCGCTTTGTCTTCGCTGCGTGTGGTTTCGATAATTCGGCCACGCGCTTCGCCGACCAGTGTTTGGTAGGTTTCTTCGTCTTCTTTGTGCAATGCGCCTTGATAGCGTAAGAGGTTGCCATTAATTTTGTGGCTGATGGATTTGAACAGCTCAAGATCGAAACCTTTGCTGGTCAGCTCCAGCTCTAATTTTTCGATGCCATGAATGACGGTAAATTCGCCCATACCGCCGCCCGGGGTATAGTCTTCGGTTTTGAATTTGATGTCTGGGCGTTTGACGGTCATGAGGACGCCGTCTTTGTTGAGTCCGTCGGTAAAGACGTTAAAACTTTTCAAGATGCGTGGCAGCTGCATTGGGGTGTCCTTTATTACTTGTGTTTGGGTACCTATCCCTAACCCCTCTCTGTTGGGAGAGGGGAATTATTGGGAGGCAAGGTAGTTTAGACGGTGGTAGGTTTGAGGTTAGATGCGAATTCGATAACGCGGTCGGTCAGGTTGACGATAAAGCGGTCTGATACATGTTGGTTGAGTTCGATATTCTCTAAAGGCGGGGCTACGGTAAATTCGTAGTCGAAGGCAAAGATACCGCCGGCTACGCGTTCTTTTTCGATTTTTTTGGGGTCGATGAAGACTTGCGCGCCCAATAACCAGCCTTGATAGACTTTTTCGGCGAGCTTGGCATTGATGCTGTTGATGATGTCAATCATAAGGCTCGGGTGCATTGGTTTGTCCATTGCCCAGAGAAAGCTTTCGGCGATGGTCTCTTTAATTACGGAAGAGACACGGACTGTCGGTTCGAATGCCCAGGCAGGATCTGCAGAACATGTGCGGTTGCCCCAAACGCGGAAGCCGTTTTCACGGATGAGGGTGGTAATGTTGAGGTTGTTGATGGTATTGGCGTCGCTGTTGATGTCCAGAAGTCCGAAGCTGCGTGGGTATTTAAGGGCGGATACGCCTTGAATTTCGGTATTTGAAATGGATTTGTGCGGACCGATTTTTTGGTCAAGCATGGCGCGTGCGCCGAGGATACGGGCAACGGTAGCGGCAGTTTCTTGGGTTTTGGAAGCGCCGAAGGTCATGAATTCGTTGTCAATCAGCATGAGGTTTTTTTGCCCAAATCCGTTCTTATATTGGGTCAGGGCGGTAATATTTTCTGCGCCGCCGGCGGATGCATATACGAAGCCTTCAAGAGCGTTGGCGGTTACAACCAGCTCGGCGGTTACGTCAGCGTCGTCAAGTTCCGGCGCACCAATGATTTTTGGTTTGTAACCGGTATGTGCGGGAGCTTTCGCCAGTGCTTTGATACCTGCGATAACGTTTGCTTTCTGCTCCGGTGCTTTGGTTGAGCCGGGAACGCGGACTACAACGATTTGGGCATCTGCCTGATCTGCAATTGCGTCTAGGGATTTTGCCAAGGTTCCTTTGCTGCCTGCTTTATCAATCAGGGCAGAGACGGATGTTGAAAATATGGGTTTGGTAGCGGGAAAGACTGTGTCATCAGCGTCGTCTGCGGTGGCAACGATGCCGATAATGTTGGTGGCGATGTCGGAAATATGGCGCGCGCCGTGTGTGAATTCGTTGGCTGTTACGCCGTGCATGCGTTTTGCGGTCATGTGGCTGTCCGTTTCTTTGGGGATGGTCTGATTGTTGCTTTGCTTTTTATCGGTGGCAAGCGGTGGAGGTTTTGAGTGGGATTTTTAGGCCGTCTGAAGTTTTCAGACGGCCTTTGTTTGTCTTAAGCGGCGGCGATGCCAAATCCTGTCATCAATGCCGCGCCTTTATCGGCGGCTTTGGACACATCCCCTTGTACGATTTCAAAACCTGCACCGATTCGAACTGTACGGCCTGTATTGGCAACGTGGCTGGTACCAATACGGATTTTGTCGAAAGCGGTATTCCAAGGTACAACGGATATATGCCATTCACCGTAGGCATAGGTATTGCCTACTCGGTTGACTTTGCCATCCACTGTGGCATTTTCCGGCATGCGTAGGGTAAAACCGTTTTCGCCATGAGTGGCGGTTACGCCGCCAACGGCGGGGCTTTCGCCCGTCATCGGCAGCAGGATAAACGCTGCCCCTGGTGTGCCTCCTTTTTCAAGTTTGAACGGCATAATAACTGTGGTCGGAGTACCGGTTGCGGCACTGACTCCGCTACTTTCGATATAGCGGTGGCCTCTACCGTTTTCGCCTGCCTGTGCCTTCATGTAACGGATGTTGCCCTCTTCTCCGAATGCGCCTGTCCATCCTTCCGGCTCTCCTGCACGGAGTGCATTGATGACGCTCGTCAGACGAGCCTCACTATTGCTGCCAACGGCTTCGGTGGAGCTGGATTCGAGGCCGTTAAATGTGAATTTAATAGATGTTTCTGGGGCGGCAGGTGCAGGCTGTTCATTAGTGGGTGCCGGCCGTTCAGGTTCTGCTTTAGGTGTTGCTGAATCAGCTTTTGGTACTACCGTTTCTGGTGTCGGCTGTGTGACTGTCTCTAACGCTTTGCCTGCTGTCGATGCTTTGAGTTTAGTGATTTCGGCCTCTAAATCTGTCAGCTTCGCCTGCATCAGGGTGGCGGCATAGTCAGTAGTCTGTGTATTTTTGTGGTTACGCGCACCTGTCCATACTTCTACTGTATCGGTCAGTTGGTTGTGCATGTAATTTTCGGCAACGGTACAGTTGTCTAATTCGCCGATAGGGTAGAAACCTGCACTTAGTAGGCCGTTTCGGTATTTAACTGTGTCAACTGTATAGGGTTGTCCCACTTCGGTTTTTCCCTGCTCGGCGTTCTTGTACGGGGTAATATCGCAGTGATTGCCGACAATGGACGAGCCGCGCAACTTGCCGATTATCATCTGGCGCATGAAGTTGCCGTCGGGGGAGTTTTGAATATAGTTCCCTCGGATTTGTGCAGCCAACATTGTGCCGTAACGCGCTTCTGCGCCCACGCTCATGCCGTATGTCGATGTGTTGACGGTTGCGGTAGCCGTTGCACCCGTACCACCGCCTCCTTCGAGGGTTACGGTTGGCGGTGTGTCGTAGCGGCTGCCGATGCGGCGCAGCTTGATTTCGGTAACTTTTCCGTCTTTCACTACTGCTTCGCCTTCTGCACCGAAGGCTTCCGCACCGCCTCCTGTGATGATGACTTTGGGGGCGGTGGTGTAGCCGCTGCCGCCATTGGTAACGGCAAATCCTGAAACGTAGCGCATGCCGTAAAAATCGCCGAACGGCAGGGCAAATGTAAACTGGTTGCGTTCAATCAGAAAGTGGTTGTGCCCGTAGTTGCATTGCAAACCGCGCGGGGCATAGACCGTATTGTCGTTAATCAGTTGACGGCAACGCAGCCACCATTTCTTCTGATTGCGGCGAGAAAGCACTCCCAATGCACCATTAATCGGATGAATGCCGATGTTGCCGCTGACAATGGTATTCCCCGTAATTTCGATATTGCTGTCTTGGTAATAGAAACTGTACGGGTCTGCAATTTTGGAGGCGCGTCCGTCCGTCGCGGCAAATACTTCTTCGATTACGGTGGAAATGCCGTAGTACATGGCACGGCCACTGTTGTTTACGATTTTGACGTTGTTGCCGGTATGAATATCCATTACCTTGCGCTTGCCAAAACCGAACACGTTGTCGTGGATGAATAGGTTGTCCATTGGCAGGTATCGGGATGTGCATTGCTGATAACCCGGATCGAGACTGACGATAGAATTATTCCAGCCACGCACATGTTCCAGATGTGCATCGGGGTGTCCGACTACAGAATCAGGGGCAAAGATGCCGCAAAGTTCGTAGCCTGATACGCGGACTGCTTCCACACCGCAGGTATAGTTGTGGGTAAAGTATCCGCCCGTGATGCGGGTATTGACGGCAACCATGCCTTTTTCGTAGGCCTTGGCGACTTCGCCGCCGCCTACATCCTCTCCGGACGGAGAACCATGTAAACCTGCAATCACTGCGCCGCCAGTAAATCCCCGTACGTCGAAGTAGCGGATTTCTGTGCCTCTGCAGTCGAACAGTCGCCAACCGTAACCGCGACTCCATACCTGACCACCGCGCCAGAGGCCGAATGTGGGTGCAACCGTGCCGTCATCTTGCGGGAATTGCGACAGGCCGTCTGAATTCCAGTAGCCGCCGACACTGCGGTAGCGTTGGCTCGATTCGTCAATGTGCAGTTGGCGGATTTTTTCGCGGGTATATCCTTCAGGTTGTTGTACACCTGATGTATCAGCCGAATTGTTCATGTAACGGGCAACATCGTGGGACAGTGTGGTGGTATTGAAACCTGCCTCCGCCGTACCTTTCAGCGCCATACCTGTGCCGATGTGCGGTTTTTCGCGCGTCCAGCCGTCGATATGCGGAATCCATCGTTTGTCAGGGTCGGCCATGCCTGATGTGTAGCCATAGTCCTTATAGGCGCGTGTGGTAATTTTGCCGCCGTGCAGAATGGTGTTGCCCTCTGATTTGCCGCACAAGTGGAACACGTCCTGCCCCATTTCTTCCACGCAAAATTCTGCCAACGAGAAGTCGTACACATTAAAAACGGAATGATGAAAGGTAATACACGGCTGTTGGCCGTTGACTGTCAGCACCATGCCGCCGACGGAAATTTGCCGTCCGTCCGCGCCGTAGTATTCCGGCTTGTAACCTGTGTTCTTCGTTACCGGGAAAAAGCCACCGCGCGAAGAAATAAAGACGTTAGACGGCAGACGGTCGTACCATGCCTGAATCAGACGGACAATATTCAATGCGTCTTCTTTAGAAGGATTGTTTTTGTACCAACCGTCGTAAACTTTTTTACGCAGTTCGGGTGTCAAGGCGTCCTCGATATAGAACTTACCTTTTTCAATGGCAATCTTGGCGGCAGCCTCGATTTGTTCGCCCTCGAACTTGGCCTGCTCGGTAATAATCAGTGATGGTGTTTTGACATCGGCAAAGGCATTGCCTACTGCTTCTGATACTTTGGCGGGTGTAATGAGGTGGATGTCGGACGTATTGTCGTTTAGTTTCAGACGGCCTTCTTCGTCAAGAGAGGCGGTCACGTTTGGATTTTCTGCAAGTTTTTTGGCTTTTGCGGATTCTTCTTTTGCCGCCACTACTGCATCGGTAATTGCCAGTACGGCTTGATCTAATTTTGATGTCATTGTTTATTTCCTAATTTTTTATACACTTCTGCCAGTGTTTCGTCGGTCAGGTCAGTGGATGCAGCTGGATTCGGAGTAGGGGCAACCGGTTGTTCAGGTCTAGTTGACGGTATGTGTTCCGTGCCGTTGCCGTTTTGTGTTTCTTTAATGACCTCTTTTACGATTTCCCGTATTTTTTCAGGAGATACGCCGGCGGTTGGTGTGCTTTCGGCAGGGGATACGACGACTAGCCCCTGCTCCATGATGCTGACGCGGACGGGTTCGGTACTCTCGCCGATAATGCCGCTGACGTTGGTAATGGAGGGAGCAATGTAGATTTCTCCGCGCAGGACGGTACAGACGATTCCCCCGAAAACGGCGCGTAGGTCGTATTGGCCTAATGTCCATGCGGTGTTTTGAGTCAAGTGGGCGGGGAAAGTAATAATAATTTCTTGCCCGCTGACACTGATTTGGGGGCGCAGCTCTTCGCCTGTCTGCCCGCGGACAGTCATTGCCCATTGCGCGGATTTAGGCTCGAATGGCAGGCCTCCACCGTCAAAGCCGATTCTGAAAATACGGGTATCGCCTTTGTATAAGGTCAGGTTTTTTGTCTGGATGGTCATTTGAGACTTTCAGGGAAGTGGGCTTTTTGTTTTTCGCGAAGATAGGCGGCTCGACAGTGGCTCTTCTGCCAGAAAAATAGTGCGTCAACTGCTTTTCGGATGGCTGTCCAGTGACTTTTGTTTGCTTCGACATCTTTGCGGTAGAGGCGGCTGGACAGGGTCTCGTCCGGGTAGCCGCCAAATACGGCATTAATTGTTTGGTCGGCAGCAATGGCAAGATTCTTGAAGTAGGCTTTGATGTTTGATTTCATTTTCAGGCGGCCTTGTAAATCAGATATTGATTTCGGTGTTGATGACGTTGAGTTCGTCTAAGTTTTGGGCGGCTTCGATTTGTTTCTCGATGGCTTGGCGTTTGCCTGCAACGGTAGCGCAGAGGGACTCATAGGCAACGGTTTTGCGCAGGGCGGCGGCTTTGAGTTTGTCTGCATCTATTCCGCGCGATTGGGCAATTTGATCTAAAACGGGCGTGGCCGCGCTTTTATCTACCGACCATGCGCGGGCTTCAGCGGCCTGGATAGGCCAGCTCTGCACTTCAAAGGCAGGGAGGTCGTCCATGCCTGATTTTTGGGCAACAATGGTTTGGGCTTGACGGTTGATGGCGCGGATTAAAGCAGCCTTGGACGCGTTTAGAAATTCGGCTTCAATTTGTGCTTTTTTGTCTTGGTTTTCCATCCATTTTTCTCCATCCCATTCGTCAAACCGTGAGGAAGGTTTTAAAAATGTCAGGTCGTCTGAAAGGCTGCCGATTTGGTCGATGATAACGGCTGTGCGATCAGTTTTTCGGTAGGCAGTTTTGCCGCGATGGTCTTCGATGAAGTCCCAGCCTTCGCCGTTCCAGCGGGCGGCTTTGCCTGCGCTGATTTGAGGCGGGTCGGTGTCGATGCAACCGGCGGGAATCAGATAGCTGCCGTCGCGTGCCATGATGTCCAGATCGGCTGTGGTTTGGCCGATGTAGAGATGGTCGGCATCAAGTTGGCAAACGGGTTTTGTCCATTGGATGTTTTGGGTCATTTTTTTACCTTTCTAAACAGTTTAAGGCGGCTTATGCTTTGATGCATGCCAGCAGGGCGATATTTCGAGGGCGGGTTTCAATGCCGCCAGCCGGGTCGGTTTGGCCGACAGTGTCAACCGATACGGTTGACGGATTGCTACCCCTGTCGGTGTCGGACATGCGGTTGACACCGATGCCGTGGCTGTGGCTGCGGAATTCATCCGCCTGCCATGAGCCCAAGGCACGATTTCTATCAATGGCTCTGCCGTCATCCCATGATCGGATAAATTCGCCGCGTAAGTCGGGCAAGTTGAAAGTGGTGCGTCCGTCACCACGGCCGTAACGTTCACCGATGGCGGCGAACAGGTTGGCATAGACGGTACGGGATACTGCTGCGCCGTTTGCTTTTAACCATCCAAATGGTGGGACATCTTGGGCAAAGTAGGCGACGGCACCAACAGGGACGCCTACATTCATCACGTTGTTATCGACACGCGCAATCAGTCCGGGCGTGTCCCAACCGATGGCAATTTGATGATTCTGCCCGCCCAAACCTACTGCGCCTCCGCGTCGGATACTGTTGTCGTAGGCGGTTTTGACGGCTTTGGATGTGGCAAGATTGTCGGTACTGTCCAGATTTACGGCATCTGATTTGTCGGACATAAGGGCGATTTTGACATCACTGTATGTCAATGTGCCGTCGTCTTTAAGTTGCAGATATTTGCTGCTCTTGGAATTACGCAAATAAATATCTTTGGGACCGGTATGGATATCGGCAGTTTTTCCATTGCCGGATACGGACAGTCCCGCATTAAATACGGCTTTTGATGTAAAGGTTTTGACACCGCCGACGGTTTGGTCATTTGATAGCATGACGCCGTTTTCTTCGGTCAAGACGGTTCTCATGCCGATATAACGACCGTTGCCATCCCAAGCAGAGGTAACGAGATGAAACGGATTGGCCGCCGAGCCGTATGAGAAACCGATACCGCGGGCGTGTGCGCCGTTCACTACTTCCGGATGGGCAATGTGGATTTCCATTGTTGGCAGGACATTTCCGTCAAGCTGACGGCCATTGGATCGGTAAAATCCGCTTTTGGTATAGCCTCCGGACTGGTCTGCATAGTAGTTGGTGGTGGCGACATTCATTTTGTCAGTAGCAAGTCGGGCGGCATTGGCTTCGACCCAACTTTGATAGGCGACGCTTTCCGATCCGGATACGCGCGGGAATTGTACGCGCCCGATTTCTCGACCTCCCGATGTAAAAACATAATTGAAGCGTGCGCCGTTTTCTCCTGTAGATACGGTGGCGGTCTCAAAACGCCAGTAGCTGCCGTCGCCATTGGTAAAACGGATTTTTTCCCATGCGTTGGTTTGAATGTTGAGCTGGCCTTCTATAACTTGCGTACCTTTATTGCCAATCTTGGATTCGACTTGGGTTTTAAGGTATAAGGTGCGGTTAGCTAGCGCTTGCAGGGGTTGATTGATTGGGGCATCAGTACCGCCGATAACGCGGTCGCCAGGTTCGATGAGGCGGACGTTTTGGGTGTATTGGTTGAGTTCTTTTGCGTTGGCCATTTTTTATCCTTTAGGGTCAGGCTATGCCGAAGTTGTAACTACCGTCGAATGTGATTTCTCCGTTCCAATAGATAGGGTGGTCTCGGTAGTCGAGGCTGTGCAGTTCGCAACGGAGAGGGACAATTCGTTCCAACCATTCTCGAAGCTTTTGGGCTTCATTATTGGTAACCGGGCGGCTTAATTTAATGCTGTATTTCGCCCATTCTCCGTTGCTGCCACCGAATAGGTGTGTGCCGTCGAAGACGGCGCTTCCATTCCAGTAAAGATTGGCGGTATTTTCGATGATTTGTATTTCTCCGTACCCCAGGTCACGGAAAAGGCGCCGGATGACGGATGGTGTCCCTTTGTGCTGATGCTTTTGAATATAGTTTTCTATCAGTTTTCGGCGTGCGATTTCGGTGTCGGTAATATTCCAGCCTTCGTCACTGCCTATGGAGCGTTCCCATGCAAGCCATGGTATGAATTCTGGAGGGCAACTGTCGGGAATGCGGCTTTTGGTAATGACTGCGAGATCGAAGACAGTTGCCAGTTCTTGCGATGTCAGGCGTGCAAGGGCTTGCAGTAGGTCGGTGTTGTTGGTAGGGATGACTGTCGGCATGGCTTAGGCTTCTGTCAGTATGGTTTCTGTAATTTTTATAAATTCGCCGTCTGTACACAGGATGTCTTGTCTTGGCTCTGTCAGCTCTACTTTTTTGACGCCATCTGTATCAAGTGCGCCAATGATTTTTGACAAGGCAATTTGTGCGCCGAGTCTTTTATGCTGCTCTAGCATTTGATTGAGGTCTTGAAGCTGGCGGGCTTTGACGATTTCTTTGTCTGGGCCGTCTTCATAGGTAATACGGGCGGATATGCGTATTTCTTTCGGGGTGCAGGCGTGGACGGTTACGGTATCGCAGAGTGGGCGTCGGATTTCGTCGCTAAGATAGGCATTGACGGTTTCAAGGGTGCGGCCACTAGGTATGCCTTGGTTGCTGGATGTTTGGATATAAACAGCGACTGTTCCTGGAGACACTCTGACGGCGCGGGCATCGGTAATATCGGGGGCGGCATCAATGGCATGGGCTTCGTATGCTGCACGAGGCCCTGCCGCTGCGAGTTTCTCTGGATATAACTGGACGCGCCGGCGGAGGTCATCGTCGGTTTCGTAAACGGCTTCTGTGGGGGGATTGGTGGTTGGATCGGCAGCGATGATGGTTTTCCGCTCTATGCCTTTGGCTGCGGCAAGGTGGTCAAGATCGCTTCCTTGTGCGAAGGCTAAAAGTGTTGCTGCAGCTGCTTGGTTTATGCGTTGACGCAGGATGATTTCTTGATATGCCTGTTGTTGAAGGTCGATGGTCAGTGGCTCTGATTCGAGTTTCAAGGTGGCTGCAATGGTTGGACGTATGCCAGCCGGGACGAGGGCGATGAGGTTCGCTTTTTTGCGCTCAAATATGGTCTCAAAGTCGAGTTCTTCGATGACTTTGGGGGCTGGTAGGCGGGTTAGGTCAATTTCTGCCATGTTTCTGCGTTATTGGATTTGGAATGTTTGTTCTGTGCCGTCGGTCAGGGTTGTGACTATGGTAATGGCTAGTTGTCCGTTAGCGGCGGCGGTCGGGTCAAAGTGTATGCTGCGGACGGTAATGCGTGGCTCCCATGCCGCTATGGCAGTGACGGCAGCCTGATGGCAGAGTGCTACAACGGTCTGGGTCATCGGCATATCTATCAGCTCTGGCAGAAGGCTACCGTAGTCTTCTCGCATGAGGCGGCTACCGATGCGAGTGAAGAGTATGTTCTTTATGGATTGGGCAATGTGTTCTTTTAAGCCGATGCTGCGTCCTGTTTGGTCATTGGTCATCTAGGCTGTCCTGTTGTGCCGCCGCTGTCGCCCTGGTGGGTGTGGGTGGTTAGGTTGACCCCGTTACTGATGATGCTGCCTGCTTCTTGGCGTATTGTGCCTTTGATAACTGCTGCCGCTCCACCTTCGCCACCACTTCCTGCCATGCCGCCCTGATATGTAAGCAGTCCGACAACGTTTAGTTTGCCTTTGATGTCTGTCTCGGGACTGTCGATAGTCAGGTGTTTGGTGTGTACGGTGGCTTTTTCTTTGACGGTAATATCGGCAGTTTTGATGCCTTTGATTTGCAGATGGCTTTTTGCGTGGTTGTATTTAAACTCTGCTCCGTCAGGCATGAGGATGATGGTTTCGTCTGGGTTTTGGGATGGGGCAGGATGTTGGGAGGTTGAGAAGCCGCAAATAATAATTCCGTTTTCGGGTTCTCCGCTGGGAGAAAGTATGATGCAACCTTCGCCGATGGAAGGTAAACGCCAAATTGATACGCCACCCGCTGCAGGAACAAAGTATGGCAACCAGTCTGTAATGAGACCGCCGTGTTGTGCGCGGATTCTGTTGGCAACAGGGTCGGTTTGGGAAACTGTGCCGATTTTTATGAGGTTTTCAATGTTGCGACTGGTCATGGGATGATGTAGTCTCCGATTTTTAGGCTTTCAGCTGCTTTTTTGCTTTCAAACATGGCTTTGCGGTCGAATTTCCAGCCGTATTCATTTTTTAGTCTGACGGTAATGAACCATAAGCCGCAAAAAAATAAGGGGCGGCTGTGGATTGCTATGACTTGGCAGGGTTCTTTGAACATGGTCTTGGTTTTGCTGTTTTTGGAAAGCCGCCGTTGTGGAGTGGCAACGGCGGCTTTTTGGGATGCCGTCTTTCCGGCTGTCATTACTCAACAATCACAAGGAACATATCACTTCAGATGACGATTTGATTTTGGCAAAGAGTGAATATGTGGGCAAGCAGATGGGGTTTTAGGTGGGTTTTTTAAGTTTTGGATATAGAAAAAGGTCGTCTGAAAACTTTTCAGACGACCTCAAAACTATTTTATCCGATACTTTTCCCGTAATGCCATCACATCTCGACCAAGGTTTTCCAGCATTTCTCGTCGCTCCTCTAAAAGCTCTGATCGGTCATAAGCGCGTTCTGTCTTATCCGTAATGCCATGCGAAAGCAGTAATTCACCCACATCTCTGCGAACCTTATAAACCTCCCTCAAATAAGTCCGTGCTAGACTCCGCAAACCGTGTGCCGTCGTATCCAGCCCCATTTTAGTACGAAGCTTTAATCTGACTGTCTCGGACGACAATGGCTTGGTAAACCCTGAACCTTCAAATAAGAATACTCCATTCACATTTAATCTTAATGCCTCAAAATAGATTCGCGTCAAAGCGGAACTTAATGGGACAACATGCGGCCTTGTTTTCATCCTTTCAATTGGAATTTCCCAAGTTCCTGCCTTTAAGTTAATTTCATCCAGACGAGTCCCTGCTGCTTCCGACGGCCGCGTCATACTCAAAAGTTGCCAATAAATTAATAGCCGCGCTCGTTCCCCAATTCCCTTCGATGTTTCTAACTTCTCCACTAAGAGTGGTAGCTCATCAAAGCGCAGTGTATCGAAATGACGTTCAGGTGGCCTATCGAATACTTGTTTTCCAATAACACTGACTGGATTTATAGTGATAGATCCATCTGCTACAAAATAATCAAACATCAATCCCAATGCACCTTTAACCCGACGTAAATATTCAAGCGCCCCGCGTTCTTCCATTTTCCTTAAAACTGCTACTATATCTGCCGTCTTGATCGAACGAATATCCTTTCCCTTAAAAAAAGGTAGTACATTCAATTCTAAAGCCGACAGTACTTGCCCTGCATAACGCGGATTTTTACCCATCCCTTGTTTGCCACCCGATTTCTTCCATTTTTCAAACCAAAGTACCAAGCAATTTTCAAAACGAAACTCTGCTCCTACGTCCGCAGAAATTGCCTTCGGATCAGTTCCATTTCTGATTTTTTCTAACATCTCCTTTCGCCATGCCCGCGCATCTGCTAGTCCGAAACGTGGAAATAAACCCAGCGTCAATGTGTTCATTTTCCCATCAGGGCGGCGGTATTGTAGCCTCCAAGACTTAGAACCTGAAGGCAAAATCCATAGGGCAAGCCCACCTCCATCTGGTAACTTGTAAACCTTCTCTTTAGGTTTTGCTGTTTTAATTTGAGACAGACTTAATGGCGTTACAATTTTTGGCAT